CCAATAATTTGTTAATGGAGTTATATTATGCACGTTTTCATTTTCAATAATAGAATTTATGGAATCATCAAATTCTACTACTGTAACTATGGTTTCCATATCCATATTAGTTTCGCGTTTTAGTACTGCTAATTGTTCATTAAAACCAGACTGAGCAAATTCTTTTTTCAATTTGCTAGTTCCGTTAATTCCATCAATAGGTTCTGCCATTGACCCACTATGATCCCTTACAAAACAAACATACGTTATTGCATTCATTTCTTTTCCTCCATTATTCATTTTTATTATTGTCGAAGTATCCCCATAATAAATATCGCAGCAAACCCACCCAACACCATTCCAACTACGAACCATCTAAGTTCACGAATTGTTTTCATAGAAATCTCCTATTTCCATTTTGATTCAAATTCTTCTATCAATCCGACATCGGATAAATCGTCATATTCATTATCATCATCTTCCAGATTTATCTTCCTCTTGGGCTTTTTCTTTTTGACTTGTTTCGGTGGATTCTTTAAAAATAAATCCTCTATCGCTCGTTGAATGATTAACCAGTCTTCTTCATTTTTAATTCTATCAGTTTTATCTCTAAGTTTTTGAAGTTCTACCAGACCCAAACTTTTAAGTATGTTGACATCAATCATTAATTTTTCTCCTTTTAGTATAGTAAGGCAAAGGACATTTTTTTATTCGCATTTCCTTCTTTCTCTGGGTTTAAATAATATTTCTGCGAATTTTCAAAAAAGGAATAGAAAAGATTAAAGATAGTATCCGGTATGTGTGTCTCTCTGTTGGGTTCTATTAACTTGAAGGCGCGAGATATGGCAAGATTCTTTCCGAAATTTTTTACCTTAACTCCATTTACATGATCCCATTTATCAATAGAATTGCAAATAGACCATCCCATACAAATCATATTGGGGTCATTGGGATTAATAAACGAAATCATTACTCCCCTTTTCTCTCCCTGAGAATAATAAATAGGTTGGTCGTTTATGACCTTTCGCCTAATTTTTTTTCGAATATAAGTTACCCTTGTATTCGGATGGTTCAAGATTTCTGGATACTCTTTAATGTACATTTTTCCTCTCCTATATTAGAATTTTACTGCACATGGAAGATTTATATCATATATAAGTTAGATTGTCAAGATCAAATATTTATTTTATAGCCTCCCTGTTTGTAGAAACTTTGTGAGATGTGGCAATAATTCAATAATAAGTTGTCGGTTAAGATGCATTCTAGCCGGTTTACCTTCAATATGTTGTATCCCTAACCAAATAGCGTCATCGGTAGCCAAAGAACTTTCCTGGATTGAACACAGCTCGCCGTTTATATCTAAAAATCTTGCGAGTTTAAATCCCCTATCAGTTTCTATTAATTCCATATATCTCTTATATTATAGTTTGTTACAAATGTCAAGACAAAAATTGTCAAGAAAATGACAAAAATTGTCACTCTTTATATCAATCAAGAAAACCTAATTTTTTATTTTCTAATAAAATCAAGCACTTAACTTTTTTGAATCTTTGGCATGGACCTTGCTTATACGTATGGTATGGAAATGCATATAAGAAAACAACTGACCAATGCCAAGGGAAATCAATTCTACAGAGACAAATCAAATCGGGGCAATGGGACAGTCTGCGGGCAACCAGAAACATCCTATGACATACCTTGGGGGGAAGGCAAACACGCAAAAAAATATGAGTTGAATGGACGGATAGTTTGCCCAACTTGTCTCGCTATATACTTCGTGAACTTGCGATGATAATACCTTTGTATAATAAATAAATAAAGGAACTTGACAGAACCAATAAAATAAGATAAGATAGAATATCATGAAAATAATAATCGAAAATGATCCGCTGGCTGTAACCAAACACCGAAAACCCATTATGCCCACTAAGGCATTTCGGGACAAGAAAAAATATTCCCGCAAACCCAAACATAAAAAGAACCACGAATAAAGGATTTCAATCATGGGAAAAATTTGCATGGAATGTATGGAATTTATCTCTGAGAGAGAATTAATGATTAAAGCGGGTTGCCCAAACTGCGGCAATTCCATGAAGGAAAAATATAACAAGACCGTCAAGAGTGCAATCAAAACATACTTTACCCGTCTGCTTGGACAGGAGAACTAAAATGAAAAAGATGATGTTAATGACTCAGGCAATCAGGAAGGCACTTCCTCCCCTCTATACCAATGAAAAAAAAGAAGAGAAGGATACGCCCGTCTTATTGAAGATCTTCAATCCTTACGGTCGTGGTACGTGGTATATAACCGAATTCGATGGTGACGATACCATGTATGGATTATGTTGCATTCACGAAGCTGAACTCGGTTATGTTTCCCTTAAAGAATTGGATTCTTTAAAGATCAAGATTGGCCGGTTTGAATTTCCGCTTGAACGGGATTTACATTGGCATGGTACTCTTGCCGATGCAAGAAAAGCCGAAGACATTTTTCATAAGCTACAACCATAGACGGTGCCACTTTTGGAGGTATAATGTACGGAAAGATAAATTTAAAAGAAGCAGTAAAAAATATTGTAAAATTTTCTTATTGCATGGATGGAAATCTTTGGTATATCACTCATGATGGTTATGAATTTCCAATCCCTTTTGAAGAAACCAAAGGAGGTATTTTTAAATCAGAACACAAAGGAATACATCTTATGCGATGGATTAGAAAGTGGAATAAACAATTTAAAAAAGGGTAGGAAAAAAATGTTTTCAGATTTCATGGTGAAAGCGAATTGGTATATTGAACAAATAGGGTTTATATGCCTATGTTGTTTCGGTATGCTACTGGATTTTATTTACGAAAAGATTATTGAGAGGAGTTAAGTATGTGGATTGAAAAATGGTTAGTTCCAAGTTCAAGTTCAAATAAAGAATACGTTGTTTCCAGAGATGAAAAATCAAATTGGGGATGTAGTTGCCCTGCTTGGATATTTCATAGGCGGATTTGCAAACATATCAGAAGTATACGATCTCAGTCCGATTTCTATGGCACAATGCAAGCTGCCCCCCGAAGGGAAGTAAGTAATGAATTTATTGAAGAATCAGAAATGTTAGTATAAAAGGAAAAGGAAAAGGCAATGGCCGGGGGCTTCGCATATAATCACATATTAGGTAGGAGTGCCAGTGACGCGAATATGTTAATATATGATGTGTTGCCAGGAACATTTTTAAGTGTTGCTGTAAGAGACGTAAAAAATTTGGCAGTATATAATAATAAAACAGTTAAATTTGTATTCAATACTATTACTTTATATTGTCATCCTGAAACAAATACTGAAGATTTGATTCAGGCATATCACTTAAAATGGGATGGAAAAGATAAAAAATTAAACTATTACCTTTCACCCAATAAGCAGTGGAATATAGAAGTAGAAGACAATTTCATTAAAGAAGACGAATTCAAGATTTAGATGTAGTCGAATTTTTGTGCGTTTCTTACTGCTGCTAAACTCATGGAAACAGGAATTTTTTTAGCTCCCAAGTCTCTTAAAACTGCAAAACGATGTCTCCCATTAGAGAATGATACCTCACCATTTTTATCAACATAAACTTCGGATGCTGTTATTTCTTGCTTCTTACCCCATAGGAGAGGCTTACGTTGCTCTCTTGGCATCTGTAAGAGTTTAATGAAATCTGGATATCTGTTATGTATCTGCCCTACTCCCATTGGTCCTATATAAAATCCTTTATCTTTTGACCATGCCTTATCGAATTTATCAGTATCCACCCAAACTAATTTTTCTCCCCTTGCCCGATCTGGTTTAACAATTGATTTTAAAATAACATCCAATGGTTCCGAAAGTATATGAGTTTCATTTATATATCGTTTAAATCTCATTAAATCTCATTAAAAGTCATTAAGAATCCCTTGATTAGTATCTCTCTTATTTGGATTTGATGCACTCAATACGGTTTCTGTTCCACTAGCTTTCTTTGCATTGGAGTCATTGCTATTGATTACTTGAATGGATGTTCCTGCCGTTATGGATGATCGATATAGTGGTCCTAAATCCATAAAAGTCAAAGACAGTTCGCATATTGAGGGAAACCCATGTACAAAGGGACCATTCCAGCTTGGTGTTACTGATGTTAAAACACAAGTTTTATAATTCAACCAAGATTCAGGTCTTGTGTATACTTCCCACATATAAGGGAATTCAATTGTTAAATTAGAAATCATTGCCGCACATGATCTTTTCATTATATTCTGTACAGGATCTATGATATCTTTTTTTGGATTGCCTTCTTCAATTAAAGTGAAATCCAATGTTATTGTTCTTCTTCCAGAGTCTTCATAGTATAATGGAGCATCGATTTTTATATTAGGTATATTGGATGATTGAATTTTGTTATATGCATTTCGCGCAAAATCTTCTATAGCCATTGCGGGATTGCTACTATTACTAGAAAATAATTTGGTAGCCTGAGTAGCCATTCCCTCATCTCCTTTAAAGGAGTCTGCCAATGCACTTACTTCTGCTGCTGTCTTCCCTGCATCTCTTACTTTTTGAGCCAATCTTGATGCAATAGATTCATATGGCGACCAAGTATGAGATAACGATTCCTGCAATTTTAATGGCGCGAGAAAAGCATATTGAACTTCCGGTGTACCAACTCTATCGATTCCCTCTGCTGCTTTAGAAAATTGGTTTATTATTTTGAATGCTTTCATATGAATCCAGACACTTCCGCTTTTTGGATCTTCTGGATTTATGCTCCACGGTTTAATTCCCGCAGGTCTTCTTATGATAGATTCGTTTGTATCTGTTAATGATGGGTCTTGTTTTGCCATATTAGAAACTAAACTCCATTGATAGATTTGCTAGTGTTAATGCACTATCTACTTCATCGGTAGGTTGTTTTGAATCTCCCCCACCCCCTCTATTGGATTGACTGCTGCTCTGATTTACACTAACATTTGCTGCTGCTGTTCCTGCTGCCTTTGCTGCCGCTTCTGCCGCTTCTGCTGCTGCTTTCAAATCATTGCTTCTTTGTGTTTCTCTTTCTTCGGTTTGCCTGAGTGCTTCCAGTCTCTTTTTATTAACTTCGTCTGCTGCTGTTTCCGATTGTCCTGGCGATGTTGTTGGTGTAGGTACAGGTTCTTTATCTTTACTAGATGCAACATTGAATCCCAGCCAACTCAATGCTTTCATTATTGTTCCCGTTTTAAAGCTTTCATACCATTCTGATATTTTTGTAATTATGTTTGCTATAAAATCAAATGCGGGAGATAATAATTCTGAAAGCCAAGTGAATGCGTTTTTTATGCCTTGAATTACTGGATCAAGTATTCCTACAATATCCTCCCATATTACTTGTATTCTATCAATAAATTCTAAAAATTTTAATTTAGCCATTGTTACTGCTGTATCCCATCGAGGTTGCACATATTCTGCCCAAAGTGCGGGCCACATGTCTATAGCCGTTCTTATCCATCCAGTAAGAATATCAAAACCATCAGATATCCATTTTTTTATTGTCCCTGCTGCGTCCGTTATTTCAATTCCGAAAAATCCAGCAACTTTTTCTATGATCCATCCCAATGCTTCTATTGGTAAATCTAAAAATTCTAATACTACGTTTTTTAGACCCCCCATTATCTTATCTAATAGATCCCCTTCCGTATTCATAAATCCTTTTATGAAATCTATGACGCTCATGACTATCTGTAAAGGCCATCCAAGATATTCCATTCCTAGTTTAAAATACTTAAAAAATTTTCCTATAAACTTTCCAAAAAAAGGAATTTTTTCAAACCATGTTATTATTTTGCCAACCCACTCCATTACTGGCCCAAATATTTTACCACCAGCACCCGATATTAGTTTACCAATAAAAGGAATAGAAGTAAGGGCTTTCCATAACATTTGGAATGGTAATATAATTTTCTTGTAATATCCCCCAATCGCCATAGCCACACCCGCAGCTAATAAGGCTAATAGCGTCCAAGGGTCTTCTGCTTTCTTTGGTCCCATACCACTTACTGCTGCTTCTGCTGGCTTTTTCGGCTTTGTATTGTCTGCTATCTTTTTCAAATGTTTATTTGCAACAGTCGCATGTTTAGGAGTTTTTCCAAAAAATATATCCCATGTTAGAGATTTGACAAAAGTAAATGCCGAAACTATGCCATCTTTAATAGTTACAAAAAGATCATATACCGGCCCCAACACTTCTGCAACATGTCCTATGACTTTATCAAATATTGATCTAATACGTTTACTTGTTTCAACCCATAATGCAGCACCAAATTTAAATGTTTTTCCTATCAATGTATTTGAATTTTTTAGATCCTTCATATATCCCTTAAAATTCTTTCCAGCATCTTTTACTCCACCAACAATCATAGAAAATGCATTTTTTGCACTATCTATCATATCCCCGAATCTACTTTTTATATACTCTTGTTCTATTTCATCATCTTCTTTACCTTTCTTCATTAACTCTGCAACTTTTTTTAAGTCTTCAATCCCCTTACCATTATTCAAGGCATTGATAATTTCATCAAGTCTTTTATTTGTTCGTTGTATTTCTTTTAATTGTGCATCAACTGGCATTTTTTATTCCTCATTTATGTTTCTTCGCGTTCTCCATTGCCTTTAATTCATCATCGAAATCCTTGGCTAAAAGATTCACATAGATCGTTCTTTCAAAATCTGCCAAAAGATTGCTTTCTTCTATCCCTATATGTACATACTTTGCCAATACATATTGTTCCTTTATTATATTTTCTAATGAGGAATTCCACAGGTTAATTATGAAAAAAAATTGTTTTCTAATGGAATTGTAGTAGTCTGTTCAAATGAGCATTTAATACATTTAATCTCATATTCCAAATTTACTCCAAATTCCATCTCCTTTAATACTTCTTTTATCTTCTCATATTCCTGTAAAGGTATGCTGTCTAAGAAAAATTTCCTGTCTTGTAAAGATAGATCTTCATCAATCCCATTCGGAGTTTCTATTTTTGCAATTGTTAAAGCATTATAGTATGTTTGCAATTCTGCCGCTTGTGATATTTCACTCATTGTCTTTTTCAATAGGTTTGATTTTACTTCTTTCTGATCCCCACGTTTCAAATACTTTAAATGTACTTTTATTCCTTGTGACAGTTCTGCTACAGTCTTCAATCCTTTATCAATTCCTTTTGTAGGTAGATTGTTAAGGTCTACTCTATTGATTGATTGAGATTTACATTCGGGGCAAGCAATAGTAAATTCTAGGACTTCCCCCTTTGTCTTTTTTCTAAGTTCCAATAACAAAAAAAATCTATCTTCCAAATATAGATCATTGATATTAAAATCTTCGGAAAGGACACTAGAGGTTATTAACTCATCTAGTGCCATTTCCTGTATTATAAGATTTTTTTCGTTTTCGTAAGTTAGAAGTCTTTTCAGTTGTGCAGTATTTACAGGTTTGAATTTTATCTGCTTCTTACTCCCCGGTAATTCACAAACAAAGTCATAAACATTAACAAAGTCATAAAAATTGGGTTTTTTAATTTCAGACATTTTACCTCCTCACCGTTTATATTTACATTCTAAATTTATTTTGTAGTAGAACCACCTGTTTCATTGAATGATAGTTCGTGATAACTATATGAAAAAGTTACATCAAATGTCGCAATATCGGCGGAGCTATAATCCATTGCAATCTGCCCGATTTCTTTAGGCCAAGCATCATGTAGGACAAATTCAAGAATTACCTCTCCTTTGTATCCTATCATTTGTAGTCTTTGATTTATCATATATACGTTATGATAGTTCCAAAAATTCGTTTTAGGATCATGGATTAAATTGGCCCATTTTTCAAATAGGTTTCTTATCTTAGCCGCTTTATCAACATTGAATGTTATGCCCACATCTCCATAGGTTTTCTTGTTAGGGTATTTCCAATCAAACCCCTGCCATTGGACTGTTCCTTCTTCCAATGTAGTGGAAGGCATCTGTGCTGTCTTGACTAAATACATGGCATCCTCTGTTGTTATATCTGCTGCCAAAGCTGGCGGCCATGCGGGTTGGTAATAGAATAATGAATTCTTTGCACCATCCCCGAATCTTGCTTTAAAGGCTTCTATATTAAAACTTCTTACATCAGGCATATTTCTTTCCTCCTATAAATTACTTACTTATAATGCATCATGAATTTTTTGATAGCCTTCTTCTCCAACAGTTTGTTTTACAAAAGGCCATAAAAGTTCATTGTCTAATTCATATTGCATATTTACCAATCCTTGTGGGCTATAACCAATTAATTGGTTTAGCTCTGCCATTTTCTGATAAATTTTTACTAACTTTTGGTTGCCCAATTTTTTAGCAATTTCTTTTCTGGCTTCCGTATGATAATTTATATCTGTCATATGAGCTATCTTCTTTATGAATTTATCATCTATCTCTATATTCTCTTTTAAATAGTCATCTATCTTATCTATGAAATCGGTCATATATATTTCTCCTGTTTTTAGGGTAGAGTCATTTCTGACCCTACCCTTTGTGTTTACGGTGTTGAAGCAGCAATCAACTCAGTAAAAGAAGCACCCGTCTTTGTTGCAATAAGATTCAGGACGATAAATTCTGCTGCTCTGGTTGGTTTGATATAAATATCGCACCATAGTTCGTTTCTGTCAATTCTTTCAGGAGTATTATTTCTATCGTCGCATACTATCATGTATTCAAATATACCCCTTCTTGCTTGGACATCTCTTAGGAAAGGATCAACCATATTTATAATTTGCAGTCTTGTAAAGGTGTCGTTTGGTTCAAACAAGAAGTACTTCAATGCTGTAGAAATGCTCTTGGCTAGAATAATGAAAAGTCTTCTTACATTGATTCTGTTGAATGCCGAATTTTTATCCAACATATTCTTTTGACCAAAGACTACTTTCCCTTGCCCTGCAAACGAAACAATAGGATTCAGTCCGTTCTTATATAGAATGTCTCTTTCTCCTTGAACTGGGTTCCATGCAAGCTTTCTTACGTTTCTTATAATTCCTCTGTTCAATCCTGCCGGGGCAAACCAAGCTTCCGCCACGTTATCTGTATTGGCAAATATTCCGGCAACATGCCCTGAAGCTGGAATCCATCTATATGTATTATTCCATTTATCAAATACATTCAACCAGTTAGCATAAATAGCAGCATAGGATGAATTAAAATTCAAATCATAAGTCACATGCTGCCCTAATCTGGCATCTCTACAATCTGTTGCCTCATTACTTCTATTGTTTATCACTAAGGCATATGGAACATCCATAACTATCATTGCATCTTTTCTAGCTTCGCACAAAGACAAAACTGTTTGCTTTACTGCTATTGATTTATCAGAGTCAATAAAAATGTTTACATCAACCACTTCCGGGTCTTCGTACATTTCAAATGCTTCTATGATATTACTATCTTGAATCTGATCCCCTTGCGTTCTTACTCCACCACCAAGATTTTGATAGTCAATTGTGAACACATCCTTCATATCAAAATTCAACATTGCTCCGCTGAATGCTACGCGGATATATCTTGAAGAATTATTAATCATTATCGGAGCATAAATGCTTCCGCCTGTATCGTCCAATTCTCTTGGATCTGTGCTTACCATCCAGGTTTCTACTATGTCATAAGGAACTACTCTCCTATTAACTTCTTTTTGTTTTGCTTCTCTCACCACAATAAGAAATTGATTGTCATCTGTAAATGCCGTATCAATCTGAGTCGCAATATCGTCATATAGAGAAGCAGATATTCCTATTGCTGTTGCTGTTTGTCCCTTTCTAATTTTGTCATAAGTATTTCTACCTACAATAGCTACCTGAACATAATTTGCCCATTCACCACGACTTGCTCCTATGATGGAAAAATCCGATCCGAAATCAGGCCTGCCAGCATCAAATACAGTTGACTCGTTATTGAATTCATCGGGATCTCTTGTGGAAAAATCCTCCAATTGATATGCCGAACCAGAAACATATTTTGTAAGTGTGCTTGCCGATGCTGGAATTCCATATACTCCTGCAAAAGTCGCGCTTACTGGAAGTGCGCGAGTGCAATAAAGATTGTTGCCATATTGAAGGAATCCCGTTGCTGATAGAATATCCTCAAATGAACTATCTTCGGGTTCCCCAAATGTTTCAATCAATTCATCGACATCGTTTATCAGTTGACGTTTTAGTTCCGGTCCCTTCCATGTATTTCTTAAAACTGTAACTCCGATAGAAGTTGCTACTGCCGGAATTGTAGTACTAAGATCAATCTCGTTTACTTTTACTAGGGGCGACAAAAACATAGCCATAATTTAATCCTCCTTTCATTATCTCTAGAGAGATAAGCCATTGATATTTTCTTTCTTTGCATCTTATATTATTTATCTTTTTTTAACTAAAAAAATCAAAATTATTTATTTAATCTAAAATAATCATATGAAAATGTTACCGATCCTTCTAATTGAACATCGCCTTCACGATAGTTGAAAGATACTTCTCCTAATTGACTGGGCCAAACTCCTATAAATAAAAGTTCAAGTACCGATTGTTTGTAGTTACCTGTTGCAACAAACGCAACATCTACTGCATATTGTTTATGAAATTCTGCTATCTTATTGTTATTATTATTTATATATGACATCCAGTTAAAAATGAGTTTCCAGTTTGCAAGATTGGAATCAACTACATAACTGACCTGCCAAGAATCAAACGTCATCGGATTCATACTTGCTTTTGATATATTCCCTTGCCATCTTCTATCGTCTTCCGAAAATGATACTCCCGGAATAACTGCTGAAAAGATATTCATTACAAATGGATTATTAGCAGATATGGAAGACTCCGTAGGCACCTTCGGGAATATCAATTGAAAGTTGGTAGGTGTCGCTTTGTCTAAGTTGTTTAAATTTGAATCCCCGCAAATCATAAATATATCACCTTTAATAAACTGTTTAGTTTTTCTCTTTCTTTTGCTGCGTTTGACGCTTTTGTTACATCATCTGATTTCAAGAAATTATGTAGCCCTGTGAATTCTCTTTTTTTTGTAGTCTCTATTTTCTTTTCTAAATTAGATCCTAAAACTCCTGGGTCTATTTCCGCTTCAGTCTTTGTACAGAAACCAAACTTCTTCCCCTTTTCTCTAATTTCTTTTGCTTGATCATCTCCAATTTTAATCCATGATATTCCCTTATAATTTCTTCGTACAGGATGTGCATCTAATAATATGCTTGTAAATAAATAATATTCTGCTTCTTTAATTTTCGATGATTTACTTATTATTCCTAAATAAAGCGTATTAAAAAAATAAGGGTCTTTCTTAATAAAATCTACACTATATACTGATGCCCCCATTTCGCCGCTTAATTCATAAATTAAAACGACAACTCTAGTTTTAGATTGTAATTTAGGAGACGACTTATAGTTACTTTCTTTATATGTTATATTTAGTCCAGATTCACTTCTAAGTCTATTTATTTCAGCTACGAATTTTGGCGATCCATGATGGGGCGAATTTATTATTTTCAAATCATATAATTTTACATGAGCCATCTCATGTAGCATGGTTGCTGTTACATCATTTTCGGTCATATCATATGCTGTTGATATATCTATTCGCATAGAATTATAATCTATCTCAACGTTAGCGGGAGCATCATATCCAACCATAAATTTGGAAAATGGTTTAGATAATGAAGTAACATTTCCTTTATATGTTACCATTGCTCTACCGATACATTTTTTCAATTTTCCATTCCATTTGCATTTACAATTAGGCAATGATCCACTAAAGTATTTTACATTCAATTCTCTATATAGAGAATTTAAATTCATGTCGCCTTCTATGCCTTCTGAAAATAGGTGTTTCATTTAGTCCTCTAAATTGTGAGTATGCCCTTTAGCAGGTTGCACTAACCATTGAAAAATTTTATGAGTATGTTCAGGCCCGCTTCTAATAGTTGTAGTTGTTGCGCCATCTCCATCAGTATTTACCTTACCTTTATGCAAGTGTCCTGTTTGATCTTTTTTAGTCTCTACTGTAAAAGATTCTCCTTCTGATATGAGTTCTTCTATTTTTTCTATTATATTCATGTTCCTCCTTATCCTGGCTCAAACAAATTATATTTTATTACTATATTATCATCTATGTCTTTTCTCCCACTCAACACAAAAGAAACTCCACCAGAAGCACCAGACGAAAATGTGGAAGTGGTGTCAGAAACATATGCATCAAAAGATTCTTTATCGGGCATGAGACTGGCATATATTTTTCCGATAGCAGACGATGTATCTAATGGTTTAAAAAACCAAGTCTGTAATTCAAAATCTATAGCATAGTTTATTACTCTATATTGATCGTCTGTCATTTCCGTACTTATTTCTGGAGTGCAACTTCTAAAAATTACTTTGACATCAAAATCAATCCCCAATTCTGGTATAGCAACTCTTACAAAAATATGTGGGGCAAAGAATGGAAGGATTTGCTCCATGATTTGATCGGTATCAACCATGTGCAAAGTCCATATATTCATTGTCAATCCTAAATTATAGGGAACGGGTTGTAAAAACTTTTCATATTCTAACGTAGTACTATTAGCTGATTTGCACATTTCAAAAAAACTGTTCACTTGTCTATCTGTTGCAAAATCAATAGATGTTATCCATGCTGTTATCATAGGCAACATTTGATCGTCTTTTCTTTCATTTACCCAAAGAAATACCTTTTCTTTTACTGCCAATTTTATAGGAACTTCAACATACTTCTCTATCGATTGCCCATTAGGTGTATATCGGGCAACTTTGATATTGTTCATTGAATCCAAAAACTGGATTAGGGTGCGTCTAAAGACTTGGAAAAAGAAGTATTGTTTCATATATTTATGACCATCTTAATATTTCATATATTTCTTTATATTTGCGAACTAGTTTTCGTGCAAATGGCATGTCAATTGTATAATATTCTTTACATACATTCCACCATATTTTTATTGCTTCTATTCCCTTTAAATCATTATTTAGTAATTGTTTTAATTTAGGTTCACATTCTTGCCAGTCTTTTAATATTTGTACCGTGATAGGTGCTGATAGCCCTCTTTCATCTGCCATCTTGTTAAATAAATTCAATGCGGCATTTTGAGTTCCCATATACAAATATTTTATATTAATATCTTCTAATTTTGCAGGTGGTTTTATTTTAAAAGGAACGGTTTCTGCTGCTTCCTCATTAAGCATGATTTTCTCATATGCTTTTTTAATCTTTTCATCCACTATAGGGGTTTCATTAGCTATCATTTTATTCCTCCATTTCTAATATACTTATTTATAATACTTTCCACTCTTAATTTAGGATCGTGAGTAAGAAAGTTTCGTTTTCTCATTATGGTTTTAGCAATCAAATCAAATTCTTGTGTTCTTCTTTTCCAATCCAAAACAAACGGCATATTCAAGTCTGATTTCATATCATTGATTACTGCTTCAGCACCATCCCCCAACTCAGCAATTTTTCTTCCGTATTTCTGGTATGTCTTCCTGAATAGTTCAACCAATTCAGTAAAGGTTATTTGCTTTTTATTCCTGATATCATTTGCTCTTTCTAAGAAGTGCTTGGTAAACTCAACATCTATCCCTACAGATTGAAAAAGTCTGTCGGCGTATTTTTCAAGATTGTTTAAATCTTCTTGTGTGATTTGGTCTATCATTTTGTCTTATTATATATCCTTTCTACATTAGAATTGTCTTTGACATATGTATTGAAAAGAATCAATAAAAGGTCTTCTTCTTTTTTACTGAAACTTAAAAAAAGGATCGTCATTAACAAATTTTTTCATTTTGTTTTTATCAAATTTTATTGCTTCATTTATACTAAACGCTTTGGATATTTTATAGTTCCATCTGGATAAACTTCTGCCGGATTTTTCTTCTTGTCCATCATTCCTATAAAATCAGCATCCCACATAACTATTTTAAATCCTTTTTTCTTTAATTCTTCTACTGCCTTCTTTACCCATTTATGCATTTTTGGTGGTTCTGCTGTTTCACTCAAATAATTAATATTTATATATTCTCTAAATTTCATTTTACCTCCTAAATCCAAATTTGATATCAGGTTCCAATCGTTTTGCTGGAATTTTTTTCATGAGTCTGTCAATGATATCTGTCTTCTTTTTCAATGCCAATGATACTTTCATGGCATCATCCCTTCTGCCATTATTGACAAGGTTCTTAGCCATCTCTAACCAATCAATCATCGTATCTATATTGAGTAGAACATCGCTTATGTTCTTTCGTGCTGGTGCCAAATCCATATATTCTATTTCGTTTATCATCTTATATAACTCCTGATTTTATTCATAGCATCATGCATGGTAGGGGATTTTTGTATATGACAAATCCCGTATATGTAAGAGCCACTACAATATTATATAAGCTACTAGCAAGCCAAGGAAATGACATTCCGGTAAATGTGCCTGTAGCAAATAAAGTTAGCATGGTTAATCCTGCTGGTGTAAAGAAAAGATCATTAATGCTGAATGCTCCTGTAAGTGCTTTGGTTATATCAGAGAAATCGAAGTCATATTGAAAATCTCCGGTGAATGACATGTTCATCCATATGTAAAATAAAAGACCGGCGATAACAACTCCTGTAAGTTTTTTAAGAATGGGATATTTGTTTAACAGTTCATCTACTTTCATTGCACCTGATTGAATTTTCTTGAACGCATCAGACTTTACAATTTCTTTAAATATACCAAATAATCCATGCTTAACCAATCCTAATGCATCTCTAACTGCTTTTAATAATAATTTGATATTAAATTTAAAGGCTTTCAATATATCGAAGACACTTCTATTCTTAAATGCATTGACTATATCCATGATACCGACACCAAATTTAGAAACCATATCATCAATATACTCTTTCAAATCACTAAAAAGTTTCTTGATAGAAGATGGTAAAAACTTCATGACAGCATCAATGACCCCTTCATTCAAAGTATACACATCCCATGCTTGGCAGTATTCCTCATATGTAAGAGTTGGTTCTTCTATGTATTGTTGAAATCTCATAATTTTATGCCGTTGTCTTTATAAAATCAAAATGCTT